TCGAATGATCTTTGTAATTATTTTCATTTACATTGTCACGATTATATTTACGACTCATCCCTTTCAAATCACTTTCTAAATCAACACCGTTTGTGCGATTGTTTGCACCCCATTTTTCCAACCTCATATGAGGATCTTCAATAAATGGTAAATTTTCACCCGGACCAGGCGCATTTAACTGATATCTTCCGGCAAATGTACTTTCTTGTAATTGCTTTTTTATGCGAGCGTCATCATCATGAAAACGGGTAAATGACATTGTAATTTATATATATAATTATAATATTTTTGTGTAAATACCTAAACCATAAATATTCATATTATGTCATTTAAATCACTGGTTTTACATATTCCAAATGATTTCCTGTGCATTGTTGTAATTCCATATTGTTTTATTCCGTCCATATGGACATTTGCACCATAGCCCACGTTTTTTTGTAGATTATAATACGTTTTTAATAATGGATACGTTTCACATAATTTCCAAATGTCGTTATCCCGGGCTGATTTAGCCAAAATACTTGCGGCGGCAATCCCGACATATTTACTATCACCTTGTTTTACGGTAACATGATTAATAGTTATACCGCTACTTGTAATATATGGATTGAAATAGTTGCCATCTATTACTAATAGGACTTTACTGTAATCTAAATTATTATTTGTTACGTGTTGCAAATATTCTAATGAATTATCAATACATTTATGCATTCCTAACATTACAGCTTGTAATATATTTACCTCGTCGATAATACTATTGGATATAGACGAAATATGATAATGTAACACATTTTGTTTTATATTTTCACTTTCGGTATACAATTTTGTTTTATTTGTAAATTTTTTACTGTCCTTTATATTTGAAATATCGAAATTACAAGGTTTAGGTAAAATTGTACTTGCAATAACCACGTCACCAAACATACAGCCTCTACCCACTTCATCAATACTTATTTCATAAGTATAATTATTTTCATCATAACAGTATTCCAACATTATTGTTATTGTTTAGAAAATGATATTTAAATCATTTTTTAACGTACATCTTTTTTTATAACAATATAATATATTAAAATGAAATTCAGTTTAACACCGATTTTATTGTTATTGGTAATTGTAGTAGTATTAGTTATATCATGCTATATCACGAAACCAATAGATGAAGGATTTTCAACATATAACTATCAAACACAACCGTTACAAGAATCAGTGATACTGAGTTATCACGGGTCAAAACCACTAAAAAAACTATATGACAATTTATACTTTGATAACAGCAATAAAAACATTATAGAAGTTATATCGGAAGAATATATTGACGGTACCAAATCTGCGGATACATACACACATTTGAATGTGTTCTCCAAAGGGTCATCCGGTGCGGATAAGGCTATTATCGAGGCTCAAATTGATACTGATTCTGGCGCAGTAGACCCGAAAACGTCGCAGCCGAGTACAAAAACATATAACGCCACTGAGGGATTTTATAGTTTTTCTACGTCTGACCCATTTTCAAATTATCGTGTTGCGGTTTATGAATCTGCGAATAATACATTAATACATATTATGAGCGAAACACTTCATATCGGTACATTTTTAGTTAACAAAACGGGCGTAGTTGAACATAAAATATTAAACAGTACAATCATGCCAATCACTGACGCGAATGGATTTGAAACATTAAAAGACGGTGTGGATACTGGATTACCCGGTAAAATATTGGCTGCATACAACAACAGCCGATTATTGGACGAAATTATCGTTGATAAAATGTACTTTGATTCGCACAATTATAACATTATTAAAAAAATAGATGATGAAACTCTAAAAATCTATAAATACGACGGTACTATTATTGACCAGACGAGGGCGCAGCCATCAATAAGCGATACATTAAGTATTGATAAATTTGATGTTCGTGCTCCTTATATTGATAAACCTACGGTGAATGTATTTACCCCTAATGGTAGCTATATTTTAGTGTTTAACGATGATTTAACAATCACAAACGCGTTATTTATTAATAAATCGTCCAATGGTTCGGTGGATTCACAAAATGGAAACGGCGGAACAACTATCGAATCCAGTGAGCAAACAAATGGTAAGGTTGGCACAACTAACCGGTCGATTGAACAAATAAATGATATATTAGACAGCGCGGAAACCGACAAATTAGTAGGTAAAGCGTCCGATATATTTAGAAGGATCGTTGGAGGGGGGTCGGGCAATAATCCGGAAGCATCAGATAATGATTATATCTTAAAAACAGAAATAGTCCCACCTGTGTGTCCTACGTGCCCCAGTTGTGTTGGGGATTGTAATAGTGTTTGTACTAATTGTGGCGGTAATGGCGGTTCAGGAACACAGGGTTCGACCGGCACATCGTTGACATCTGATGCAAAGACTACTCAAACAACCGACGCCGATGGCAATGTTGTAATACGCACGGTTGATAGTCTTGGTAATGCAATTGTTAAGGTTATTGATAGTACTGGAAACGTTTCAGTTAAAGTAATTGATACTGCTGGCGAAATTGTTGAAAAAACTGTATCGGGCACTGGTAAAGCAATTTCAACAATCGGTACCGGCGCCGAAACTGCGGTTAAAGATGTGTACAGTGGAGCTAAAACCGCGAGCACTAAGTTATATGATGGGGCCGGAAATGTGATACCTGTTGTAGGTGATGCAGTTCAAACTGTCGCAACCGATGTATATGATGGCGCTGGAAATATTGTTCAACAGGCAGGAGGGACCATAAAAACTGTCGGGGGGGATATTTATGATGGTACAGGTAACATTCTTTCTGGTGCCGGTTCTGCGGTTTCTTCGGTTGGTCAAGGTATTTCAACCGTCGCACAAGATTTATATGGGGGTATTAAAAACTTGGGTTCAGGTCCTAGTCAAATGGGTCAATATAATCAAATGAATACGTCATTTGGTGCACAAGGTGGCGCACAAGGTGGCGCAAATGTTCCTCAGTTTGGACCCGATTCCCGTGTTTCGTATGAAAATAGCGTTTCCAATTACGATTATTACGGCGCTCTCCCTGCTAAAACCAGTAATTATATTGCACGAACTGCCAATTTCAGTGCATTTGGTAAATAAATATTCGTTTTAAAACCGCATAAACAAAGGTTCATTTAATATAGTAAATGGTATTAAATGAACGCCAACAATTGACTACACAGATCAAAGATATTATTTTAAATTTTGATAGCATATGTCAAAATGTTAATCATAAAAAGGGTATTTATATATATGGTGCACCTGGTTGCGGTAAAACATCGTTTGTAGAAAAAATTATCAATGACCTGAATTATGATATGATTAAGTATGATGCAGGAGATATACGTAATAAAAATCTAATCGAATCATTAACGTCCGACCACATTGCAAGTCAAAATGTATTAGATATGATGCGTGGTGTAAAACGTAAACTTGTAATCGTAATGGATGAAATTGACGGCATGAATAGTGGTGATAAGGGTGGGATTAGTTCATTAATCAAACTAATACGTCAAAAGAAAACAAAAAAACAGAAAGGGGAACATAAAACAAATATACCCATTATTTGTATTGGCAATTATTTTATGGATAAAAAAATCAAAGAATTAATGAAGGTATGTAATATTTATGAATTAAAACAACCATCCACTAATCAAATTAATAGTTATTTGAAAAAAGAAATACCAAATTATAAAACATTTACAGATTCAATGAAAAGGACAGCATTAAATTATATTCAACAGGATTTACGAAAAATGAAAATGTTTAAACAAATATATACAAACAATAGTAAACTGATGAATGAAACAAGTTTTAATAAAATTTTTCAAAAGAAACATTATAATGACGATGCGAAAAAAATTACTCACGATTTATTCAATAACAATGTATCCATTGATAAACATATACAATTTATGAATGAAACTGAACGTACAATTGTTGCTTTATTATGGCACGAAAATGTTATTGATAATATATCAAAACACGACGATGTTAATAAGTGTGTCGATTTTTACAATAAAATATTAAATAATATTTGCTACGCTGACTATGTCGACCGTATTACGTTCCAATACCAAATATGGCAATTTAATGAAATGAGTTCATTAATGAAAACGTTTTATAATAATAAATTATATCACGATAACTTCAACCATAAACAAATTCCATATACGGATAATATACGGTTTACAAAAGTATTAACAAAATATTCTACGGAATACAACAATAGTGTGTTTATTACTAACCTTTGTTTAAAATTGTCAATGGATAAAAAAGATTTATTCACATTTTTTCAGGAAATGCGAAAAAAATACGGGGATATTAATAAACACGAGGTATTAACTCGTCTTGAAAAAAGATTAGAAGAGTATGATATATGCCGTTTGGATATAAAACGAATATATCGATATTTGGATAAAAATATTAAAAAGGATGAAATTCAAGAATTAATCGAATAATTAGGATTCTGGATCTATGGATGTTTTTATACTCGGGGTGGATAATGGCTCTTCTATTTTATTTGAAGTCTGCAATTTAAATAACTCTAATTCCAATTCTTTGTTTTTTATACACAATGAATTGTATTCTCCTTCCATTTTATAATATTTATCAGCACATACACCATCTTCATTTGCTTTGTATTTCGTATTCTCTGCGCTTAGCGTTTCATTATCGGTGTTTAATGTAACACATTTGTTTTCAAAATGCGTTTTTAAATTATCCAATGTCTGTAATTGTGTTTGATAGACCTGTAATTGTTGTTTTAACTCAGCAATTTCAGTCTGGTGCGAGCTTATTATATTAATAACATCCTGCTGACCAAGTTCTTTATTTTCACCATTTTGGGTTACTATTAATGCCGGTTTGTTATTGAATTTTTCAATTAACCCTTGGTTTTGTGATTGTAACATTTGAATCATATTTACGATTTCACCACGAGTCAGGTCCTTACGTCCTTGACCTTTCATATCCATCACAATTCCGGTTGGCTGGTTGTTTAAATCTTCTGTATGTTTCTTCTCCATGTCGGCACGTTTCTTTTTAATTTCTTCGGTTTGTTTTAAAACCTCGGGTTTATTTTTAGGTAATCCTGCGTCATATTTATCTAATAATTCGTCTATATCTTCCATAAAGAATTTCTTTATATCTGCTTCATTTGCTCTATGAATAAATGTATCTACCGTCTTCGTAGAATCCTTCATAAAATCGGGATGTGGGTTTTTCAACATCTCACGTTTGTCAAATGTATTATGTTCGTGGGAAAAAACTAAAATGGTTTTTAATGGATCTAATTGTACAAAAGGTATAGTATATTCCTTTAAAAATGAACGCTCTTCTGCCAATGCTGCACTATCTTCATACTTGGTTTGGAGTAATAACTCTTTTTTAAATGCAAATGTTCCGGCGGTTGAATGATTTGGTCCATATGGGCCACATTGTACCATTCTATCTAATGACTTAAAATAAATATAAATCTCACTCGACCCCGCGCATAATGCTTGGGGTGCACCCTGTAACGTATCTACCGCGTGTTCAACTCTGTCAGGGGGGTAATAATCATCATCATCCATATACACTATAAATGAACCTTTTGTCTTGGTATGCATAAAATTGCGCTTTGCTCCCAAATTCATTTTTTCAACCGCAAAATACTTTAAATTGGTTATTTTCTCTTTTGCAAGTATATCCTGTATTTTATCTGTGCCGTCATCTATTATAATCCATTCCATACGATTTTTTGGATATGTTTGATTTTTATAACAACGTATCATGTTTTCGATAAATGGTCTGCGATTAAATGTTGGCGTACATACACTTACAAAGGGATAATATTTCTTTTTGCCTGTCATATATAAATATATAGTCATATATATTTATATTTGTTTTAAACGATATAAATAAGTAATTATTTTAAACATTTTTATTCTTTTTCGGTTATACCTAATATATTTCCAATTGCATTACCCAAACTTCCAAATACATTATCAGCACTTCCACTTGCAGATACATTCATCTCCTGCTCTTTACTCATTGGGTCCTCTTTGTCTATTCCGGAATTATATTTGGTTTGAATACTATTCCCTTGTGTAAATAACTCTTTATATGTCTCAAAATCAGTAGACCTTAATGACCTGTAACCATCAAATCGTGTTTTTATTTTCGTTGCGTAAATTGCTTTTCTTAGTAAATTCGTTAAATTTAATTTATTACTTCCGTTAAATAAATTAATATCGAAAAAATTTCTCATTGACCCTATGGTATACATTGTATCCGGTCCGAATGGCCATTTTATAACATCCGAATCTTGATTTACTACGACGTTCTTTAATTTCGCATTTATCCCGCCAGATTCTGCTTCTGCCAAGTTTATTTTTATATTGGATGCGGGTGCACTATTTGTAACCAAATTTAAATCTTTGTCTATTTTTAATCCTGGACTGTCTGAACTATTATTATATATCCCGGATACCCATTCGCCATTATCTTTGTCTCTTTTCACATATATAAGACACCGTATATCAGTTTCCGTCTCCTTAGATAATAATTGTTCGATTAAATTATCCCATCTATTTGCACCCCAAATATACCAAAACTTAATATAATTCATAATATTCGGCGTAATCGTTGTATAACTATTCACCTCTTTTACCAATACGTCATAACATAATTTATTTAAATTATTTCTAAATTTTTTTAGTTCGTTTCCACCCTCTTGATTACTACTGTCATCTCTATTATTTTTGTAAATAATTGAATCGCTCTTTATTCCTAACATTTTTAAAAATATATCCGTTTTAAAATAAGAATGATTATTGTATTCTATATATGCTAAACCTAACGTAATTAGAGATATACAAATCATTAAATTAGATACAATTTTATTAAGTAATTTATCTTGTATTATCCCATTTGAACAATCGTCGATAATATAATAACAAAAGAAAAATACAATGAAATATTTTAAGTATCTAAACAGTGCCGTTGAGATTGACGAAAACACATTATTAATGCCCCCGCTTTGGTTTTCTTTATTTTCCTGTTTTTTTACATCGTCTATATCTATTCCAAAATCTGTATTATTAAAGAGATTTGCCTTCTCTCTTAGATTAACAATACTCATAATTTATTATATAAATATATTAAATTATACATTTTCTTATTTAATTATCCGTTAATATTCGATCAATCACGTCTTGATATTTTAATTCAAACATTTCATTTCGTTTAAGTTCGCAATATGTATTAATACGCGTTTGAAGATTTGTTGGGTTCGTACCCGGAACAATATATTTAAGCATTAAAACAAATATGTTATCGTCTTCGAGACCCATCGTATTAAATATGACTTTAAATGGTATCGAAAATAAATACAATATCACGGCAAGTGGCGATAATATAAATAGACATAACACCACAATAATTAAAATAATTATATTAATAACGATTACGAATGCCATCCAAAAAATAATAAAAGGAAATGCTTTCACTGGATCAGGTGTGGTTGGAATCCAAAATGGCGTTTTTGGCACTGTTTCGTCTAAATGTTTGGATGAACACGTATCTTTATTGGGATTTAACATTGACGGGTTTGCGGGAATTGCAGGAAATTCGGGAATTGCAGGAAGACCGTCAATGATTGACGCTGCAGCCGCAGCATTTCCACCAATCATATTACTCACTGGGGTTGTATCTGAAAATAATTGCGTATACGCTCCATACAAAAACTCGAACAATATAAATAATGATATACCCATTACATACACCCCAACGATATTTGCAGGCATCTCTCCCATTAAACCCGCTTTAAATGTATCTTTTATTGCGGAACCTGATTTATGCACTACTTCAAATATTAAATAAAATAAAACCAAAAATAAGCTGGCATTTGAATAAATGTTTTTGGAAATAAACTGAACAAACCCAAACCCAATTTTTGGCGGCTTTTCCCACCAATCATCTAATGGTAATATACCGACATTTCCTAAAAATAAATTGGGTATATATACCAATAGAAGCCAATGTATATAATCACACGCTTTTATTGGACCTATTATCATAAAGTATATAATCGTGTAAATAATATTCATTAGATATCCACTTACTTGTGTCATTTTTTGTGTACTAAAATCCTTTATATTCTCACCATTATTACCGCCTGACATATTGTCGTCTGTACTTGGTACATTACAAAACATTCTCACTAATTTATCATAACTAATAAACGGTTCAAAATTAATACGATCTCCATAATCATTGGTTTCAATCTCCTCATCTGTTTTATTTGTTTCGTATTTTTTTCTTGGAACATATTCACCATCCTTATCCTCAAAAATGTTTAATACACCTCGACCATCCAATGTATTATCATTATATTCACTATAAAATGTTACAAAATAAATCAAATAGGTAAATACAAACGAAAACATTAAACTCAATGTTAGCTGCAACTTATTTATTATATAATGCACGTCATTTATGAATCCCCCACTACCAACATTGCCATCTGTTAAGTATTTTATATCTTTAAAGAATACAAACGGGTCAATATAACCGTCTTTATTTTTTGTTCGTATATAAAAATACTTGTCTTCCGAACGTTCCTGCATATATTTTGTTTCTTCTTCTGCCCTAGCATTGTGTTCGTCTTCTGATTCATCCTTGTTCTTTTTCCTTTTATTTTTATTAAATGTTATATTATTCGATGAACTAAATGTTCTAACAATAAGAAATGCTAAAAATGCAATCATATACCTGAACATATTAAATATAAAATCGACCATATCGATTAAAGTATTGCGTATATCATACATATTCACATTTGGTCTTTTGTCGTCGGGTCCACCGTATGCTTTTTCAAAATGTCCATCATCATCTCCTTCGTAATCATCCGTTTCATCTGCTTCGTATGGTGGTATACGGGCGATCATTGGACGCGGCCCGAACCCCTCTACCGGTTCACGTTTTTTCGTTTTCTTTTTCATTTTTTTCGGGATTTTATCGTGAACCGTTTCGATTTTTTCACTATTTGTAAAATTTTCAAACGATTTATCATTTTTTAATTTTATTTTTTTTAACTTGTCAATTAATACATCGTTTTGGAAACCTTCTTTATCGTATTTTTTCAAATGTTTCCAAATTATATTATTATCATTCATTTATATATAAATCATATAAAAATAAATGCAAACTAACGGGCATACATTAAACCACAGTTACCGCCCATAAATGACAATACATTATAGCGTTCCTCGAACAATGTTAAATTATAATTATAGTCATATAGTTGATAACTCGATTTACGTGTTCCTATTGCATTGCCCTCTAAATCACATATTACATCATACCGGGAATTTACTAAATCAATATCAGGTACGTGGGTTGTTAACTCTATTTCAATTGTTTTAATATTGCTCATATTAAATGCACCAGATGGTTGATAATCATACGGATTTGTATTTAAACAAAAATTATAACAATACAACCCTTCCTGTGCATACCCACCCGTACGAACATATTTTTCAACATAATCAAATACCCCTCGATTTTGCATATTTTCTCTATAATCGCCATTCATTAATATACCAAACGTGTCCATTATTTCTCTTCGATTTACTGATTTGAAATTTCCAGTTACATAGAACCCAGTGTTACGACCATCGACCCAGTCAACTCCGGGTCCGTAATTATTTGGTACATCTCCCGCGATGGTTATACTTTCTATATCACGAGGCGCCAATTCAATATCGCCGGGTTGTGTGTAATAAGGCCAATTTGTATAATTAGACCATTCATTTCTTAAATGTACATCATTACGCCGCATAAACCACATCCAATTTGAAACCATACCATTCGTTGGTACTTTTAATTTTCGTGTTCCGGTTACATTTTCATATTTATGCTCGTGCACCTCCTTTATTAAATATATCTGGTCTTCCAATGCAAATTTTTGTTGTTCTTGTTTCGACAAAAAACAATATGTCGACATTAGATGTATATCTGCATTCCACGTACTGATTTTATTGCCATAATTCTCCGAATCTAAAAACACATTGGGAGGGCTTTGTAAAAATCGATATATTTGAAAACGATTTTCATTCAAATCAGGCTTTACATATGGAAAATTATATGTCTGATCAAATACATCACGAATTTGAAAGAGTTCCTGTATTGGGCGCATTGTTACACTTATTTCGATTTGATTATATTGTAAACTGATCAATGGCAATGGACATTTGCTATCCAGCGAGAACCAAGTATTTAATGGTATATATAATGTTTTACCACGTATAGATGGCTCAGAACCCACCGTATCATTTCCGGTATAAAATGCAGATGGATATGTATTTGCGCGACCGTGAACGTTTGCCGGATCATATAATTCAGGCACATTACCTGTCATCACATTAAATAAATCCTTTTTTTCAGCACTAAAATCCCGCTCGACCAATGCATCCAAATATTCACCACTATATTTTTGTATTGTTTGTGAACCACACGATATTGTAACCTCTTTTATCATGTGAACGCCTAATTTTCGTATCCATTTAAATTCATAAGGTGACCATCGATTATTAGTATTTTCGGTGGGATGATATATGGGACTCCATATATTCGGCAATGTAACAGATAAATATGTATCCATCAATAAATCGGCATAACGCGGCACTTTAAATGTAAATTTGGATTCTTCAAATGGACGCAATTCACGTAAACCATCATAATCAATGCGAAATTTTTGTAATCCAAAATTACTATATTTTGAATATGCAACTTTGAAAAATGTTTTGCTCGGGTTTCCATTTAAAATTACGTTATTTGCTCCTTCTGCTTTAAAATTTAGTAATCCACCTGCCATATAATATATAGTTTTATTTTATAATATATTTATATATTAAATATGGAATATTATAAAATTATCATATTAATCATAACAACACTTATTCTACTTTACGTGTTAAATGATTTATATTTAAAATATATTTCAACATACGAGACATTTGTAATGAACACACCTTCCGGAGAATACAAAGATGTCAAATATAATTCTAATCACGGTATTACTAATTTTAATGGAGACATCATGATGCCTCTTAATCAATATATTGTAAAATCAAGTTATAATAGTGCTATTAGTGGTAAGTTTGTGAGTATTGATATGTTGCGATTTGTTATATCACGCGGGTGTCGCTTTTTAGATTTTGAAGTTGTATTTTTAGATGATAAACCGTATGTCGCTCTAACAACCGACCCAGAATATACATTACTCGATACAAATAATAAAATATTATTGAGTGATGTGTTGTCTGCTGTAAATAGTTTTGCATTTTCAAATCCAGCACCTTGCCAGAAAGACCCTATTTTTATTCAACTACGTGTTAAAAGTGATGACGAAAGAGTTTATACTGAAATTGCAAAATCTATTGACGTTTCATTAAGCCATCGTCTATATAAACGCGAATTAAACCCAAGCACAACATTCAATGATGTTATGGGGAAAGCTGTCATTATTTTTGACAATGATATACATCCCAAATATAAAGAGTTAAGTGAATGTAAAAACCCAAACAGTGATACGTGTTATGATTTAACAAAATATGTTAATTTAACATCGAACTCGAGTATGTCTACTAAGAGAAAATATTTAGAATTTTTAGAAACAAAAAAAGGGAAAATACTTACGGTTATGGAAGATGATACTGTGGATGTTGATACGCTCACAATTGCCGTCCCCGAATACTTTAGTGCCGAGATTGATGATAATGTATTTACGTCAAGTGATGTTGCACATCCTAATATTTATACGTATACTGATAATTATAATGTACAAATGTTGTGCTATCGATATTATATGCGAGATGAACAGTTAGACATTTGCGAGAATTTCTTTTCGCAGCATAAATCGGCATTTATTCCATATTATATCGCTATGGCGTTTATTAAACGGATTCAGCAATAATTATATAACTATTGTATATAATTATGAATAAGGAAATCAAAAAATATCACAACGAAGTGTGTAATAATAAAATGTCATATCGCGAATGTGAATTGGCTATTTTGCGTCAAGCTGTCGATGAAAGTGAAAATATTCAAAAGAAAAAGATGGCAAACAGTGAAAATGTCGAATCCATTATAAAAGTGGTTGAAGAATTCTTAAAGCGCAAAAAATTAGTTTGTTATGGTGGTACTGCTATCAATAATATATTACCACCGGATGCTCAGTTTTACGACAGAGATATTGAAATCCCCGATTACGATTTTTATAGCCCAAACGCTTTAGAAGACGCGGTTGAATTGGCAAACATTTATTATAAATTGGGATATAATGACGTTGAGGCTAAATCTGGTGTTCATAAAGGTACGTTCAAAGTGTATGTGAATTTCATTCCTATTGCCGACATTACACAAATTCATAAAGGTTTATATGAAGCGGTGTCAAAAGATGCCATTGTTATTATGGGTATTCACTATTGTCCTGCTGATTTTTTAAGAATGAATATGTATTTAGAATTATCCCGCCCAATGGGGGACGTTTCTCGATGGGAAAAGGTTCTCAAACGTCTGGTTTTATTAACAAAATATTATCCAATGAAATCCAATGTATCGTGTAATACGGTTGAGTTTCAAAGAAAAATGAAATCTTTAAAAGAAAATGGAGAACTGTTACACGATATTATACGTGATAGTCTTATCGAACAACAAGTTGTGTTTTTCGGGGGATATGCAACATCTCTGTTTTCCCGCTATATGGTTGATACAAGTACCGTCGTAAAGCGCGTTCCCGATTTTGATGTATTGGCTACCCACCCCGAGAAAACTATTAATTTTTTAAAAGAACATCTTATTCAAAAAGGATTCAAAAATAGTAAAATTATTAAACATAATGGCGTCGATGAAATGATATCCGAACATTTTGAACTGCAAGTAAATGGTGAAAAAGTATTATTTGTTTATAAACCGGTTGCGTGTCACAGTTATAATAAAATTTTAATAAATAATAAAAAAATAAAAGTAGCGACAATTGATACTATAATGACATTTTATTTGGCATTCGCGTATGCAAAATTACAACATTACAGTAAGGACCGTTTAATGTGTATGGTAAAATATCTGTTTGATGTGGAGGCCAAAAACCGTTTATCAAGTAAAGGGCTATTAAAAAGGTTCTCTATGTTTTGTTATGGTAAACAAAAAAGTATTGAAGAAATACGTGAGGATAAATCCGAAGCGTTTAAACGTCTGTCTAATAAAAAAGATTCACAAGAATACAAAGAATGGTTTTTAAAATACAATCCGGCCAATGGGAAAATTACCAAATCAACGCGATTAAAAAAAGGAAAGAAAATTACGAAGAAATACAAAAAGGCATTCAATAAAACAAGGAAAAATACCGAATTTTTGTATTAAATTTCACATTCAACAGAACAGTAGGAGATATTTCGAAGACAATATTCAATTTGAAACCCCAATGTATATCTTGCTACTAATGTACAACATTTGTGGTTTTCTATTTCATTCTCGAATTTTATGTATTTATTCATATTATCGCAGATATGATTAAATACGCCCGAAAATGCATTTAAGATTTTATCAGTTTGTTCTATATTATCAAATTCAGCAATTATACCCTCGGGGATACTTTGTTTCAAAGTATTCATATTATCAACCAACTCTTGATAATGGGTGTCTTTATCTAAATTATAAACAATCGATTGTGATTCAATATAGAGTAACCCATCTTCATAATCTCCTTCATCCTCAACTGTATCAATGTGCTGATTTTTAGATGAAAAACATGTCTTACAATATTTTTCGGTTTCTGGGACATCTACATCTACATCGCAACCGCACGATTTCCACATATAAGTTTGTTGGGGTTCGTCATACGAGACGAGTTCACTAATATCATCACTACTTTGAACCCCAAACCAAAATTTACCCTCAATATCACCACAGTAACATCTACCCATTTATAATCGTATTAATAATAGTAATAATATACTATTATTAAATCATTTACATAAACATTTCAAAATTCTGACAAATAACTCGCAAATTTTTGAGTAATATAAAATACCAAACCAAATAGGACACTTTTAAATATAATACCATTTACATTTATATTTCCATCACTGTTTAATATAGGTAAAAATGTAAA